GGGGCGGCACGGGCACGACGAATTTCTCGACCAACCAGGTCGCCACCGGAACCGCATACACCGGACCGATCACGCTCACGGTCAACTCGTGGACGCTGACCGCATCGGGCGCCGACTGGCGCCTGGCCGACGTCACCATCGCCCAGGACGCGGGCGGCGGATTCTCGAATGCCGCCTGGGGAATCATCTACAACAACACGGACAGCAACAAGCGCGCCGTGGCCTACGTCGATCTCGGCGGCCCGATCGGCAACGTCAGCGGCCCGATCACCATCGAGTGGAGCGGCGCGACGAACGACGTGCTGCGCCTGGCGCAGTCGTGATGTGGGTGAGCTGACCTTGATTCGAGTGGCCTTCCGCTACGGCGACGCGCGCGTGTTCGCGCGCGTGATCGGCTGGTGGCAGCGCCACGACAGCGCGCACTGCGAAGTCGCTGAGACATGGGACGGCTCGGTGCATGCGTGCGTCGGGGCCTCGTTCCTCGACCGCGGCGTCCGGATGAAGGTCATCAACATGCCTCCGGAGAAGTGGCGGATCTACGAGATCGACCGGCCGGCGAGCTCCGTTGCCGCCTGGTACGACCGGCACAAAGGCGACGACTACGACGTGCTTGGCCTGCTGGGCTTCCTGTGGCGCCCGATCCGCGGCCGGGACAGAAGGTGGTTCTGTTCAGAGTTGGTCGCCAACGTAATCGGTCTGCAGGAGCCGCACCGCTACGACGTGGCCGCGATCGAGCACGTGTGCGACTTGATCGGAAGGAAAGTGCAGTGACCTCAGACGAGATCCGCGCAGCCATCAAGGCCCGACCAGATCTGGCGGGCGTCACCGATAGCGAAGCGCTTGCCGCTGCGCTGTCTGTCGGCCGCACGCAAGTCAAGCCGCGCACAATGGTCAGTGCGCGCGGCCTGGCCGAGCATCTGGGCCCGATGGCTGCCGAGGTGGTGCTTATAAAACTGGAGTCCGCGCGCGATGCCATGCTCGCGTCCCCAGATCAGCAACAGCAGGTTCTGGGGAGCCTACTGCGGCGGCAACTGCGATTCCTCGAACTGGACGGGCTGGACTTTGGCGCTCCTGCGCTGCGCTCGATGCTCGACCAGTTCGGCGTGCTCAACATTCTGTCGGCGGACGAGGTCGAAGCGTTGAAGCGCATCGCGTCGGTGCCTGACCCCGTAACTGAATACGAAGTCCGCGTCGCTTTGTGGCATGACGACGGCACCCCGAGGAGCTGAAATGGCCGGCGACATCAAGGGCAAATACCTCGCAAGCGTCACGCTGGCCGACACCGGGCTCAACTCCCTTGCCGCGTCGAGCACGCGCCTCGCGGGCTATGAGACGAACGCCGTGGATGTCGGCGGCATAAGCGGCGGGCCGCCGGTCGACATCCTGCTGTCGGGGACATTCAAGGCCGCAGCGTCGAACGGCCAAGCTGGGCAGATCGACGTGTGGGTCATCGGGGCCCTTACCGACAGCCCCATCTGGCCCGACGTGTTCGACGGCACGGCCAGCACCGAAACTGCCACAAGCGCGAACGTGCTGAACGCCTGCGGGCGTCTGGCCGCGGTGATCACGGGCGACAACGTCAACGACCGCAGCTACTCCTTCGCGCCGGTCAGCATCGCGTCCCTTTTCGGCGGCGTGCTGCCGGATCAGTTCGTGGTGTTCGTGGCCCACAACATCCAGACGACGACCAACGCCTGGGCGTCGAGCGGGCACGCGATCTACTACACGCCGGTCTTGGCCCAGTACACCTGATCGTCTGACCCGTGATTCTGCAGCGCAGCACGCTGACCGCGCAGCCGCAGAGCTGGGCTCAGCCCGACTGGAACAACCCGCTGACGCGCGGGCTGATCACGCTCGCGCTGCCTCTTGGCAACACGATGTGGTGCGCGGTCACGCGCCAGCTCTACACAGTCACGTCCACCCCGCCGACCGTGGGCACGAGCGCCTCTGGCATGGGCCTACGCGCGGTCAACTCGACCAACTCGTTCGCGCATTTACCGCTGACGTCGTTCGACCTGGGCGACGCGACGATCGCCGTGCGGCAACTGTGCGTCACCAACGTCGGGTCGGCGCGCCCCGCGGGTTTCTCGCGCAGCTCATCAATCAATCCGGCGTTCCGCGTCGACCAGAACCCGTCGTCGCCGTTCCGGCCGCGTTTCGGCCTTAGCAACAACTCGGGCACGAACCTGGGCACGATCACAAGCGGGGCCGCAGACCCGGCGAGGTTCTCGGCCACCCAAGCGTTCACGATGGTGACCGCGATGGACTCGGCAGAAATCCGGGCCATCTCGCAGGGCTTCGTCTACACGCCTGCCGCGCGCACCGCTGGCACCACGACCACCGATCGCTTCAGCGTTGGCGGCCAGTCCAGCTCGACAGACCGCCTGGGCTTCGAGGGGTTCGTGTTCGTCGGTGCGGCGTGGGGCCGCGCGCTGTCCCTGGCGGAGATGGCTGCGGTCGACGCCAACATCTGGCAGCTCTTCGCGCAGCCGCGCGGTCGTTCGTTGATCGCGTTCGGTGCACACACGGGAGGGACCACCACGACCATCGCTGCCAGCGTCGGCTTGGCAGCCGCGAGCGGCCTGGCTGCATCGGTCGGCGCGGCTACGAACGTATCGGCCGGTGTCGGCTCTGCAGCGGCCAGCGGCCTGGCGGCCAGCGTGGCCACGGCGACCACCGTCTCTGCCGGCGTGGCGTCCGCAGCCGCCTCGGGCCTGGCCGCCAGCATCGGGCTGACCACCACCGTCGCGGCCGGTGTCGGCTCTGCAGCGGCCAGCGGCCTGGCAGCCAACGCCGCCACGGCGACCGCCGTCTCTGCGGGCGTCGGATCGGCAGCCGCATCCGGCCTGCAGGCAAGCGTCGTCACCGCCAGCGTCATCGCCGCCGGCGTCGCATCTGCCGCGGCCACCGGCCAGGCCGCCACCATCACGCTGGGCACCGGCGTCACCGTCTCGGCAGAGGTCGGCGCGGCAGCCGCCTCGGGCCCGCAGGCCGGCGTTATCACCGCCACCGTGATCGCGGCGGGAGCGGGCGCGGCCACCGCGTCCGGCCTGGGCGCGCAGATCGTCGTCGCCACGCGCATCGCCGCCGGCACCGGCGCCGCGGCCGCCAGCGGCCTCGGGGCTGTGGTCACCAGCAGCGAGGGCCTGACCGTATCCGCCGGTGTCGCCTCGGCCACCGCGGCAGGCCTGGCCGCTCAGATCAGCATCACGGTGCCGTTCATCACGGGCAACCCCGACGCCATCCGCATGCCCGCGCGCGCGCGCATCGCGCGCATCCTGTCATCGAGGACCGCATGACCTCTGCACCCACGCTCGTCAAGACCGCGGCCGAGACGACGCTGTTCGACTTCGACTGCAGCGCGCTCCTGGGCAGCTCGGAGACCATCACGGCGGTCACCTCGGTGCAGGCTGACGCCAGCGACGGCGCCGCGCTGACGTGCGGCACGCCGGCAATCAACGGCGCGGCGGTGCAGTACACGTACCCCTACCGCCGCACGGTAGGCGCCTCGCGCATCATCCAGGTGCTGATCGGCGGCGGCAGCGCGGCCGGCGCCGCCGCGCGCGAGTACACGGTGCGCGCACGCTTCACCACGAGCAACGCGGGCGAGCTGCGAGAGGCCGTGGCCACGCTGATCGTGCTGCCCTGATCGGCCTGCAGAAAGTCTCAGCGCCGACTGGATTTGAGACGGTGCGCTCGTCACCATGACGAGCATGAGCGAAGTCCGCCACATCGAGGTGCCCACGCAGACCCGCGAGGCGCAGATCGTGCCGACCACCTGGCGCGACGACGATTCGACCGTCGAGCTGGTCTGGACGACCGGCGCGCGCCGCCGGGCCTATGACTGGATGAGCGACCAGCTCTTCGACGAGGAGCTGCAGGTCGACGAGCAGTCGGTCGACATGGCTCGGTTCGAGGCCGGCACCGTGCAGGTGCTGGACGGTCATCGCGCTGGCGGCACCGACAACATCCTGGGCGTCGCCGAGCGCGGCTGGATCGAGAAGGGTCAAGGCCGTGCGCGGATCAAGCTGCGCACGAGCACGCCCGAGCTGGCCGCCATCGCCGCCGACGTCAAGGCCGGCCTGATCCGCGCGGTGTCGTTCGGCTACTCGGTGCAGCGCTACGAGGTGACGCCGGCCCAGCAGCGAGCCGACGGCGTCAACGTGCCGCTGTACCGCGCCATCCGCTGGCAGCCCCAGGAAATCAGTTTCGTGGCCGTCCCGGCCGATCCCGTTGCGGGCACCCGCTCGCAGCAGTCCGTCTCGCACCCGTGCGAGATCGTCGTTCGGGCAGACGCCCAACATCAGGAGCCCCTTGCCATGACCCATCAGGTCCAAGACCCCGCGCCGGTGGCGCAGCCCGACGCCGCCGCCGCCGAGACGCAGCGCGCTGCGGAGTTCGCGCAACGCGCAGCCGACATCACCGAGCTGTGCGCCCGCCACGGCCTGGCCACGCTGGCCGCCGGCCTGATCCGCTCGCAGTCCAGCGTCGAGCAGGCGCGCGCCGCCGTGCTGGACGAGCTGGCCCGGCGTGATGCCGCGCAGGGCGGCCACCTGAACGTGCGCAGCGTGCAGACCGTGCGCGACGAGGCGCAGACCCGCATGGCCGGCATCGAGCAGGCGATCCAGCACCGGCTGGACGCCCGCGTCAAGCTGGACGACAACGGCCGCCAGTACCGCGGCCTGTCGCTGCTGGAGATCGGCCGCGACTTCCTGGCCTCGCGCGGCGTCGAGACGCGCGGCATGGACCGCATGCGCGTGGCCACCGAGATGCTGCACTTCCGCAGCGGCATGAGCCACACCACCAGCGACTTCAGCTCGCTGATGAGCAACGTGGCGAACAAGCGCCTGCGCAGCGCCTACGACGAGAACCCGGGCACCTACGCCATGTGGGCCCGCCGCGCGCCCAACGCGCCCGACTTCAAGTCGATCCAGGTGACCCAGCTGTCCGGCGCGCCCAGCCTGCTGCAGACGAACGAGCACGGCGAGTTCACCTACGGCACGATGAAAGACGGCGCCGAGACCTACAGCGTCGTGACCTACGGCCGCATCGTCAGCCTGACGCGGCAGGCCATCGTCAACGACGACCTGCGCGCCTTCGACCGCCTGGTGGCCGCCTTCGGCAACAGCGCCCGCCGTCTCGAGAACGCCACCGTGTACGGGATCCTGACGGCAAACGCCGCCCTGGCCGACGCGGTCGCGCTGTTCTCGGCGGTGTCCGGTGCGCGCACCCAGAGCAACGTCAGCACCGGTGCCGGGTCGGCCCTGCAGGCCTCGGCGCTGGCGACGGCCCGCACCGCCATGCGGCGCATGAACGGCATGAACGGCGAGCCGCTCAACATCGCCCCGGCGTACCTGATCGTGCCAGCCACCCTGGAGCAGACGGCCTATCAGCTGACCTCGTCCAGCTACGTGCCGGCCACGACCAGCGCGATCAACGAGTTCCGCGCCGGCGGCCGCACCGCTCTGGAGCCGATCGTCGAGCCGCTGCTGGATGCGGCGTCGACGGCGAACTGGTATCTGGCAGCCAACAGCGCGCAGATCGACACCGTCGAGTACTGCTACCTGGACGGCGCCGAGGGCCCGGTGATCGAGCAGGACGTGGGCTTCGAGGTCGACGGCGTGAGCTTCAAGTGCCGCCTGGACTTCGGCGCCAAGGCCGTCGACTACCGCGGCCTGCACCGCGGCGCCGGCTCCTGATCGTCGCGCTCAGCGCACGCACTGACAGCAAGCCCGCGGCCGGAAGCCGCGGGAGCTGAACCCGGGTCCCGCGCGGCGGGGCCGTCGTCACAGGAGGCCTCATGGCAGCCAACTTCCAGCAGCCCGGTCGCGTCATCATGCACACGGCCGGCGCCACCATCACCAGCGGCCAGGTCGTCAAGATGGGCAACGTGCTCGGCGTCGCGCT